CTTTTTCTATAATGTTTTTAGGTATTTGGATTTTTTTATCCTTCCAGCATCTGACAATCAAAAGAACAAATTTTAAATAATCATTTTCACCAAATTTTGTCATAAATGCATCAATTATTACTTCAAAGGTTTCCATCATTTCTGAAGCAGACCATTTACTACAATCACCATTCACATAAAATATCCTTTGTTTCCTCTCAATTGCAACTTTTGTTACTCTATCCATCATTCTTTGTATGTTCAGCATTTTCATATCCCCGGGTGTAGATATCATCTCAGTGTGTGAAAGTTCACAAAGTTTCTTGAAGAAATTTTCTGCCACTCTTGCCATCACTTTTGCACCCATGTTCATAACATAAAATTCTCTTTTGCTACCATATTGTGCCTTGATGCAAATGTCAGTGATAACTCTCCTGTTTCTCAAATAATGTTGAACTGCGTACTCATACAAATAGTCTTTTCCAAATGTTTCCAAATAATTTATAAGCACATCATGAACTTTCCTTCTTTGTTTCATCACACCTGCTTCATGAATTGCTTTGTTCTTTTCTTTCCTCAAAAATCTCATTTTGGCTTTATTTGTTTTCAAATCATTGGGAAAATCTGGCATTTGAACATTCAGGGTATCCTCAATTTTGGTTTTCAATGTTTCAGCCTTGATTTTATATTTGTTCAGAATACTCAAGAGGTTTTTTTCTTTTATTTCTTTTAAAGCAATATAACCTTTTCTGTTGTCAGATATAACCGCTTTAGTGCTTTCTATAACTCCAATCTTTTCAAGAGCACATGACCGAATAATTTTTTTGATCTTTACATCTCTGTTCTCAAAATAATCCAATGTTGCATTTTTTATAAATCCTGAACAATAACCCATATTTTCGTGATTTTCAAGCCATCCGCACAAATCATTGTTTATTACACCTTTCTTTTCATCGTCGTCAAATTTCATATACATACCCTCATATTTCTTTATTGTTTTCAATGCTTCTATTTCTTGGTGAAATTGATTAGATGGTTCTTTTGGTGTATGTACATACAGAAAAACTTCATCCAGCACATCATCAATACTATATAAAATTCTATCACTCCATATTGATGGCAGATTAAAACGACCCCCAACACTTGCACTTATTCTTTTAAAAGAATCATCCAAAATTGGCCTTAGAAGAGTAATGGATTTTTTTTCAAAGAGATTAAATCTAAATTCGTTCAGTTTTGTCAGAATTTTTTTACATAACCAACTTT